GGTTAGATGTAGAACCTACCAAGGAAGACAAGGATACTGCAGCTAAACTAGTTACGGCATATGCAGATAATCCTGAGACTACCTCTAAAAAAGTTACTGATAAGAAGATAGCGACACTTACACCCGCTTCTTTGATCCTCACAAACAACATTCTTCAAGAGTTTGGGCAGTCTGTAGTGCAAAGTTCGCTGCATATACGCCATCTTGTGACTAACAAGCTGCTTTTAGAGACCGAGAACCCAGATCCTCGTGTACGTATGCGTGCATTAGAGCTGCTAGGTAAGATATCTGACGTTGGATTGTTCGCAGAGAAGTCCGAAGTGACCATAACCCACCAGTCCACGGACGATCTGAGGGCTAAATTACGTGAGAAACTGCAAAAACTGAATACACCAGAAGAAAATATACAAGATGCTGTCATAATTGACGGTGAAACCTTCGATGTTGACGCTGAACTTGGGCTAAAAGAGGAAGATAAGTTTGACGATGACTGAAGCAGCGGTGGATTTCACTGAAGAAGAGGTTCAACAGATGTTGGGCAACTTGGATCAGTATACTTCAGACGAAATTGTAGAGATTGACCGCCTTGTTGACGAATTAAGCACCAGAAAAAACAATAAAGCGGCTTATAATGACCTGATTGAGTTCTGTAAGCGTATGCAGCCTGATTATATCGTCGGGAAGCACCATAGAATGCTCGCAAACATGCTCATGGACATCGCAGAGGGTAAAAAAGACCGTATTTGCGTCAATATACCCCCCAGACACGGTAAATCGCAGCTTGTTTCTATCTTTTTTCCAGCGTGGTTTCTGGGCAGGAACCCTAATAAGAAGGTTATGATGGTGTCTCACACCACTGATCTGGCGGTAGACTTTGGACGTAAAGTGCGTAACCTTATATCCACAGATGAGTACAGTTCCATATTTCCCACAGTTAAACTGGCGGTGGATTCTAAGTCTGCAGGGCGTTGGAACACTAATGCAGGAGGTGAGTATTATGCGTGTGGTATTGGTTCCTCTATTGCTGGTCGCGGTGCTGACCTCCTGCTCGTTGACGATCCCCATTCCGAACAAGATGTCATTAACGGAAATTTTGAAGTCTTTGAAAAAGCATACGAATGGTTCACCTTCGGAGCGCGTACACGATTAATGCCGGGAGGCCGTGTGGCTATCATCCAAACCAGATGGCACATGGATGACCTGACAGGGCGGGTCGTGCGGGACATGGGACAGAACGAACGGTCTGACCAGTATGATGTGGTCGAGTTCCCAGCCATACTGGACATAATAAACAAGAAAACCAAGAAGTCAGAGCAGAAACCACTATGGCCTGAGTTCTTTGATCTTAACGCGTTACTACGTACCAAGGCATCTATGCCTGCGTTCCAGTGGAATGCGCAGTATCAACAGCAACCCACCGCAGAAGAAGCCGCACTTATCAAACGTGATTGGTGGGGTGTATGGAAACAGGAGCATCCACCTGAGTGTGAATACGTTATCATGTCTTTGGATGCGGCAGCAGAGACACACAACCGTGCTGACTACACAGCATTGACGACGTGGGGTGTGTTTTTGAATGAAGAAGAGGACAATTATAATATTATATTGCTAAATAGCATAAAAAAGCGTATGGAGTTCCCAGAGCTTAAACAGCTTGCCATGGAAGAATATGAAGACTGGGAGCCAGACGCGTTTATCGTTGAGAAGAAAAGTTCTGGCGTGGCTCTGTATCAGGAGATGCGCAGGTCAGGATTGCCTGTACAGGAATACACCCCACATAGAGGTTCAGGAGATAAGTTGGCCCGTTTAAATTCTGTATCTGATATCGTAGCGTCGGGCTTGTGCTGGGTTCCAGAGACCCGCTGGGCAGAAGAAGTGGTGGAAGAGATTGCAGGATTCCCGTTTATGAGCCATGATGACTTAGTTGATTCAACAGTTATGGCCCTTATGCGATTCCGCCAAGGGGGCTTTATACGTCTACCTAGTGATGAACCTGAAGAACAACGGTACTTTAAGCGGCGTAGCGGCGGATACTATTAGGGGTTAATATTATGGCGATTGAAAAAGGGTTATACCAAGCTCCAACAGGCGTAGATGAAGACATGCCACAAGCAGGTCTGGAGATTGAGATTGTTGATCCAGAGATGGTTACATTAGATGATGGTAGTGTAGAGATAACTATCGTCCCCGGTCAGGAATCAGGTGATGTTCCGTTTGATGGTAATCTGGCTGAAGAGATGGAAGAGGGTGACCTCGCATCGTTAGCTGAAGAACTCATTGGCCTTATTGATTCTGACCTTGATAGCCGCAAAGAGTGGGCAGATACATTCGTAGATGGTCTGGATGTATTGGGTCTGAAGTACGAGGAACGTACCGAGCCTTGGGAAGGCGCCTGCGGTGTGTACTCTACAGTGCTAGCAGAAGCAGCCATAAGATTCCAAGCTGAGACAATGAGCGAGACATTCCCCGCGCTCGGCCCAGTAAAAACAAAAATTTTGGGTGAAGAGACTAAAGAGAAGACTGAAGCCGCAGCTCGCGTTAAAGCTGACATGAACTTTGAGCTTACCGAGAATATGGTAGAGTACCGCCCAGAGCATGAGCGTATGCTATATAGCTTGGGACTAGGCGGTTCGGCGTTTAAGAAGGTGTACCATGACCCCAATATAGGGCGTCAGGTTGCGTTGTTTATACCCGCAGAAGATTGTATCGTGCCATACAGCGCGTCACATATTGAGACTGCAGAGCGTGTCACGCATGTTATGCGTAAGACAAAGAACGAGCTTAAGAAGTTACAGGCCAGTGAGTTCTACCGTGACGTGGATCTTAGTGAGCCAGAGCCTTACCACTCTGATATTGAGATACGCAAAGCTGAAGAGGGTGGCTATTCTCTGACTGACGATGACCGGTATGCATTGTACGAAGTACATGCTGACCTTGTAGTTGAAGGGTTTGATGACTCTGAAGAAGAGATTGGCAAGCCATACGTAGTAACTATAGAGCGTGGGTCAGGAGAAGTTCTTGCAATTAGACGCAACTGGAACCCTGAAGATCCGCTCAAACTGAAGCGCCAGCACTTTGTACATTATCCATATGTACCGGGGTTTGGCTTTTATGGTCTTGGGCTTGTCCACATTATTGGTGGATACGCACGAGCAGGAACCTCCTTGATACGCCAACTTGTCGATGCCGGTACGCTCGCTAATTTGCCCGGCGGACTAAAGTCCCGTGGGCTGCGTATCAAGGGGGACGACGTTCCTATTGAACCGGGAGAGTTTAAGGATGTGGATGTGCCGTCAGGTAGTATTCGTGACAACATCATGCCCCTGCCGTACAAGGAACCATCCCAGACACTTCTAGCCTTGCTAGATAAGATCACTAACGAAGGCCGCAGACTGGGCGCTATTAGCGATATGAACATATCTGATATGTCAGCTAATGCTCCGGTAGGCACAACGCTGGCGCTATTGGAGCGTACACTTAAGCCAATGGCTGCAGTACAAGCCCGTGTTCATTATGCTATGAAGCAGGAGTTCAAGCTCCTTAAAGCTTTAATGGCAGAATACGCGCCAGCAGAGTATTCATATCAGCCTGTTAGGGGGGAAGTATCTGCCCGCCAGTCTGATTATGCGATGGTGGATGTTATCCCCGTTAGTGATCCTAACAGCTCTACTATGGCACAACGGGTTGTTCAGTATCAGGCTGTCCTGCAGATGTCGTCTCAGGCACCACAGATTTACGACCTGCCACAGCTACACAGACAGATGATCGAAGTTCTTGGAGTAAAGAACGCAGACAAACTTGTTCCTATAAAGGACGATATGAAGCCCGCAGATCCTGTCAGTGAGAACATGGCAGCACTTATTGGTAAGCCTATGAAAGCATTTATCTACCAAGACCATGAGGCACACATCGGCGCCCATATGGCGTTTATGCAAGACCCATCGGTTATGGGTATGATCGGGCAGAACCCGCAAGCACAACAGATCATGGCATCCCTGCAAGCTCATATCGCAGAGCATCTTGGGTTCAAGTATCGTAAGGATATTGAAGAAAAGCTCGGCGCGCCACTACCAGCACCAAACGAAGAGCTTCCAGAAGATATCGAAGTGCAACTTGCACGGGTCGTTGCAGAGGCTGGCAAACAGCTAACACAGGCTAATAAGCAACAGGCCGCACAGAAACAAGCACAACAGCAGCAGAAAGATCCTATCATTCAGATGAAACAAGCTGAATTGCAGATCAAACAAGCAGAAGAACAGCGTAAGACACAAAAAGACGTTGGCGATATGCAGATCAAACAGGCAGAACAGAAACGCAAACTTACTAAAGACATGGCAGATGTCAAACTTGAAGAAGCGCGGATCGAGCTTGAAAAACTAGAAGTTGGCATAGACGCTAAAAAAGCTGGTGTAAAAATGCGGGCAGATAAACAGGCCAATAGAACTAAAACAGAATTAGAGATAGCCAGACTGGCCGCAACTAACAAAAAGGAACCTAGCTAACCATGGCTAAAACCGTCTTTGACGTGCTTAACGATAGAATTAACGAGGATAAAACCTCTGCACTACAGTTTCTTCAGAGTGGTGGAGCAAAAGACTTTGCCCAGTACAAAGAAGTTACAGGCTTGATACGGGGTCTCGAAGCCTGCCTTACTCATGTAGCAGACCTCTCGCGCAATCAAATGGAAGATGATGATGACTGAAGCAATTAAAAAAATTACTCCTGATGAAGATTGGGATGCACAACTACCAAAACCTTGTGGATACCGCTTACTGGTAGCGTTACCTGATATAAGTGATACCTACGAAGGCAGCAGCTTACTTAAGACTGATGGCGAAAAACACAAAGAATACATCATGTCGATCATGGGTGTGGTTATTGATATGGGCGATGCCGCCTATACTGATAAAGACCGGTTCCCTACAGGCGCATGGTGTGGAGTTGGTGACTACGTAATGTTTCGTATGAATACCGGCACCCGTTTTAAGGTGAATGGTAAAGAGTTCCGTTTGATGAATGACGATTCTATTGAGGCAGTCATACCTGACCCTCGTGGAATCTGCAGAGTATAGGAGTCTAGCATGGCGTTTCAAAAAGTAGAGTATGAGTTTCCTGATGAACAAGATAAAAAACCAGATATAGAAGTGGAGAGTTCCAGTGCCGTTGAAATTGATCTATCTGGCAAAAAACCTGCAGAGTCTAAGCCAGAACCTCAGAGTAAAAGTGATACTAGCGATGACGGACTTGAAATTGAAGTTGTTGATGATACGCCAAAAGCTGATAGAGGGCGTAAAACTTCTGAGCCACCGTCTGATGTCACTGATGAAGAACTTGAAGAATACTCTGACAAGGTCAAAAACAGGATCAAACACTTCAGCAAAGGCTACCACGATGAAAGGCGGGCAAAAGAAACAGCCCTCCGCGAAAGACAAGAGCTAGAAGCATTTGCTAAAAAGCTGGTAGATGAGAACAAAGAATTAAAAGGCACGGTTGGTAAAAATCAATCAACTATGCTTGAGCAAGCTAAACGTTCTGCTACAGGCGAGCTAGAACAGGCCAAAGCTAAATATAAGATAGCATATGAGTCTGGAGACGCAGAAGCAGTCGTTGATGCACAAGAAAGCCTAACATCTGCTAAGATTAAGGCTGATAGGTTAAATAATTTCAAACTTCCCGCTTTACAGGAAGAAGAAACTCCTGTTAACTTACCAACAGAAACCGCTCCACCGGCAGATACACGGGCTAATGAATGGGCAGCAGCTAATTCATGGTTCGGGTCAGACGATGAAATGACCGCTCTAGCGATGGGGTTGCACGCCAAGCTTCAGAAAGATGGTGTTACCATTGGAAGCGATGAATACTACGAGAGAATTAATTCTCGTATGCGCCAAGTATTCCCCGATAGTTTCGAGGATGCTGAAATAGAAGTCGAGAAGCCTAAGAGACAAGCAAATGTGGTTGCACCCGCAACGCGGAGCGCAGCGCCAAAGAAAATAACGCTAACGCAAACACAAGTGTCTATAGCTAAACGACTCGGAGTACCCTTAGAACTATACGCCCAAAAGGTTGCAGAAGAAATGAGGAAAAACTAATGGCTGAAAACCGTATTAACCGTGAAGAGACCACCCACGAAAAAACGACTCGTACTAGAGCTTGGCAAAGACCAGAGACATTGCCCTCACCGAATCCCGAGCCGGGTTACGCATTTCGTTGGATTAGAGTCGCCACGCAGGGGCAAACTGACGCCACCAATGTTTCTTCCAAGTTTCGTGAAGGTTGGGAGCCTGTAAAAGCTACAGACCATCCTGAGATTACAATGGTTACTATCGAGAACGAGAAGTTCAGAGATAATGTTGTAATTGGCGGTCTGATCCTTTGCAAAGCTCCAAAAGAACTGATTGAAGAACGCACCGAGTACTACGAACAGCAGACACGGGGTCAGATTGAATCAGTTGATAACAACCTTATGAGAGAGAACGATCCCCGTATGCCGCTCTTCCATGAGCGGAAATCAAAAGTTACTTTTGGTCAAGGGGGTTAGACATAAACCTTTGTTATCTGGAGACAAATAGATGGCATATCCTACCATTGATGCCCCATATGGCCTAAAACCAATCGGAATGATTGGCGGTCATAGTTATGCGGGTGCCACACGTAAGATTCCTATTGCTTCAAACTACGGTACAGGCATCTTTAATGGAGATGTGGTACAGTACAAGAACGATGGAACAATCATTATCACTACACTACAGAACAACACTTCGGTAGTTGCTGGTGTTATTGGTGTATTCTTGGGTTGTAGCTTTACAGATCCAAATACAGGTCAATTGACCTTCCGCCAAGACTATCCTGCTAGTACAGTAGCGGATGATATCGAAGCATTTGTGTGCGACGATCCAAACGTTCTGTTTAAAGTAGTAAATTGCACTAGCGCATCTGCTGACGGTGCTACTGGTGGTCTACTACCTGCATTCATTAGCCGTGCTAACGCTATTTCGTGTAATGCAGAACTTGTACTCAACACTGGCCTGACAGCTTCAGGTAACAGTCGTATGGGTGCTTTCGCTAATAACGTAGCAACAATTCTACCACTTACTGTTGTTGACGTTGTCCCTGACACAAAAAACAGCTCTGGTAACTTTGTCGAACTTATTGTTAAGTTCACACAAGGCTATCATCGCTATCAGCAAACTGCTGGCGTATAAGGAGGAGTAGATAATGGCTATTTCACGCGCACAACTACTTAAAGAACTCCTTCCCGGTCTAAACGCTTTGTTTGGCTTGGAGTACGCTAAGTATGGTGAAGAACATGGGGAGATCTTTGAAACAGAGACTTCCGATCGTTCATTTGAAGAAGAGACAAAGCTGTCAGGATTTTCTGCTGCACCTGTTAAAAACGAAGGCTCTGCCATCGAATATGACAATGCACAGGAAGCATTCACAGCTCGCTACTCACACGAAACCGTTGCAATGGGTTTCTCAATTACTGAGGAAGCTATTGAGGATAACCTGTATGACTCACTGTCATCTCGTTATACTAAAGCACTGGCTCGTGCGATGGCGTACACAAAACAAGTTAAGGCAGCTACAATTCTGAATAATGCCTTTGCTTCTGGTACTACATACGGTGACGGTAAGTCACTTTGTGCTACTGACCACCCGTTAATCTCTGGTGGTACAAACTCTAACGAACCTACAACTGCAGCGGATCTTAACGAGACTTCACTTGAAGCCGCTATTATCCAGATTGCTGGTTGGACTGACGAGCGTGGACTGCTGATAGCATCAAAAGCCCGCAAGCTGGTTATCCCACCGAATCTGCAGTTTGTGGCAACTCGTTTGTTGGAGACTGAAGGACGCGTAGGTACAGCGGACAACGACCTTAATGCACTTCGCAATAACGGTTCTGTTCCTGAAGGTTACACTGTCAACCACTACCTGACAGATACCGATGCGTGGTTCCTGATGACAGACGTTCCTAACGGTCTGAAGCACTTCACACGTAGCCCAATGGCTACCTCTATGGATGCTGATTTTGATACTGGCAACAGCCGGTACAAAGCCCGTGAGCGTTACTCATTCGGTGTGTCCGATCCGTTGGGCATCTTCGGTTCACCCGGAGCATAAACATATTAGAGGGGGGTGGCTTGCCACTCCCTTCTTTTTCATATACTATACCTTATTCCTGACAGCCGCATCCTGTGGCTGACACTAGCCACGACAGGAGATAGACATGGCTAATACTACCTTTAACGGTGCAGTGCGCTCCGAAAACGGATTTAAAGTTGTAACTAAAAGCTCCACTTTGGGTACTTTTACAGAGCAACTAAACGCTAGTAGTGATGGCGTTCTTGAGATTCAAAAAGTCGCTACATCTGGTAGAGACAACATCGTTGCAGCAGGAACAACCACTGGCGCGAACAACGCTAGTTTAGGAACTGCAGCTACCATATTTAACATAACCCCCAATGCACACGGTTCTGGTATTGCAGATGCCGCTATAAATACATTTGTTACTAAGATTGGTGGCGATATTACAACAACAATTCTTGTTGATCTACATGGTGGACTAGCATCAGGTGGTGCCGCTAATGATGTCATAGGAACAGATGGTGGCGCAGCAAATGCTTATATTGCAGAGCTAACATCAGCAGTAAATGGTATCCCTTATCTAATAGAGTTTGCTTGTTTAGAAGTCCCAACAGGCGGAGATCCAGACATAAATCTAGTTTGTTCCGCAACAGGAACTACTGCAGAAAATGCTGGTACAACAAGTGGTACTGTTCTCCTTAACAATGGTGATCTGACACTTGGCTTTTACGCAGAGGCAGATGGCGGTTCAACTTTAGCTGCTCTAAGTAAAAAGTATCTGTATCTAACTTGTGGTGACGCAACAGACGCAGCATATACTGCTGGTAAGTTGGTTATTAAAATTCATGGTGCAGCTTTTGATTATGCTAATGGCTAATATTAACAGAGAGGGGGACACCCCTCTCCTTTCTTGAAGGAGATTGATATGAGTCATAGCTCAGACATAATACCTAAGTTTATAAGCGATGAAAACGCATCAGATCCAGATCGTTTGGTGACAGCCGCTAGACCTGATACTAGCGCGACTATGGCAGAAACCACGTTTGCTGGAGGTGGTGCTAGAAATGTCACTGTAACTACGAGCGGCACAGGGGATAACGCTAAAACCTGCACAATAACCGGTACAGATGTCTTTGGTAACGCTATGACAGAAGTTATAACTTCTACTGGTAGTGCTGAAGCTGTAGCAGGCGCGAAGCTGTTTTTAACAGTAAGTGCCGTAGAATGTTCTGCAAAATATGCTGCGAACATCACGGTAGGGTCAGGCGATCTTTGCGCCGAAGCGATTAGTGGTAGTAACAGGGTTCGTTTAAAAGGTTTCTCCATAGTATCTGGTGGTACTGCAGGAACTGTAGAGTTCTTTAATAACACCCCCGAGAACGGCTCTGCTCTGTTTAAGTCTCGTACTATAGGCACTGATAACACCACACTAGACAGAACTATACCTGCAGACGGTGTTTTGTTTACAGATGGTATGTCAGTAAAATATACGATAGCTACAATAGACATGATGACGTTCTTCCATGGCTAGGCGTAAAGGCACAATGAAAGGCCACACTATTGGTGGAGGACATAAGCGTCCCACTAAGTCTGGTGCTGGCATGACTAAAAAAGGTGTTGCCAAATATCGTAGAGACAATCCCGGCAGCAAGTTAAAAACTGCGGTTACTGGCAAAGTAAAAGCTGGTAGCAAATCTGCAAAACGTCGTAAGTCATATTGCGCTCGTAGTGCGGGGCAAATGAAACAATTTCCGAAGGCTGCTAAAGATCCTAATTCTAGATTACGGCAGGCTAGGAAGAGATGGAAATGCTAGATGCCGTATTTACAGTCCAACATACCATACTTCAAAGCTTGGGTTCGTAGAGAGTACACCAAGAACTTAATGGAGTATCATGGCGAGTTCCTTCATGCCATGGTTGTTGCTGTAACTACCATGCCCAACCGCACTCTCAGCTTTCAGGTTATCTTCACAGGGTGTGAGTCAGACGACACTGACGAGCCTAACGTGCATGGTGGTGCTATGTGGGCTAGGATGCCTCTCACAGCCCTTGTAGCTGATGTGCCATATGAAGAGTGGCCCACAGAGTTACCGCCCTATATAGCGCAACCTTGGGACTGTATGTCCCACTATCATTCAGTATACAAGATTGAAAGAGCATCACCAGCGCCTTGGATGGCAAAAGTGGATGGTGAGTTCTACCCTGCTAAATATTACTTCACTGTCGATTACACAGACAGCGAGGTTGCAGATGATCCAGCACAACACAAACAAAGCCATGTGCTTGAATTGTTAGATGCTGGCGAGTTTACAGGTAATATGGTAGCGTTACCTAATAATCGGGTGCGGGTTACGCATCCTGCGTGGTTTGAGACGGGCGAAGGCGCTCCAGACTTCAAGCCAAACCAACATAGTTACAACTCAAAAGAAGATGTAGGCTATGTGTGGGATACTAACCGAGTGTTCAACAATTTATATAAGGACGAATCCGATGAGTAGTAAGAAAGATAAAAAACCACCACTACCGAAAAGTTTATCCACAATGGGTACACCCAAACCCGGTATGCCGGTCCCAAACAATCCACGAGACGATAAGAATCGCGCAGGACTTAGAAAATTACGTGATACCGTCCGAAAGGATAAGAAAAATGTTGGGAATATTAAAAAAGTTCAGAGTGCTGTTGAAGGTATGACTCAAGCAGGTAAGAAGAAGTTAGCTCCTGAAATAGCAAAGTTTAACGAAATAAGAAAAAAACCATTACAAAGAGCAGGTGGCGGTATGATGAAGAAAAAAGGTTATGCTATGGGCGGTAAGATGAAAAAAGGTTATGCCATGGGCGGTAAGATGAAAAAAGGTTATTCAAAAGGTGGTAAACTTCGTGGTAACGGCGTAGCAGTTAGAGGTTTTCGTGCTGGTAAAATGGTAACTATGAAGGGTTCGTGATATGCCTAAAGACGCTTGTTATCATAAGGTAAAGTCCCGCTATAAGGTCTTTCCAAGCGCGTATGCCTCGGGAGCCATTGCTAAATGCCGAAAGGTTGGTGCTTCTAATTACGGTAATTCATCTAAAAAGAAAGCCGCTGGTGGAGTTGTAAAGCTCTCCGGCGGTGGACTAGCTAGAAGAAAACGAGCTGCTAGGAATCCTAATATAGCTAGAGGCTGCGGTATAGTTCAAGAGAGTCGCCGTAAAGTTACAAAGCGCGTATGAGATACTTATGGCGGTAAGGAAAACTAAAAGTGGGCTGGCTCTCAAGCGATGGTTCAAAGAGGACTGGAAAGACGTTTCCACGGGGAAAGCGTGTGGGCGTAGCAAAGGAGAAAAACGGGGTACTCCATATTGTCGCCCCTCCAAACGCGTCAGTTCTAAAACACCAAAGACTTCAGGTGAGATGTCATCCGCAGATAAAAGAAAACGAATCAACCAGAAGAAACGACTCGGACAGCCAGCAGGAAAGCCAAGAAGAGTAGAAGCAGCGCGTCGGAAGAGGAAGAAATAAATGGCTACGTCAGGCACCACCGCATTTGACATGGATTTCACTGAAATCGCTGAAGAAGCGTGGGAGCGTGCTGGGCGTGAGATGCGGTCAGGTTATGACCTTCGTACTGCTCGTAGATCCATGAACTTGATGACTATCGAATGGCAAAACCGTGGCATCAACATGTGGACTATTGATAGCGGTACAATCTCGGTTACTGAAGGCACAGCGCAATATAGTCTACCTGCGGATACTGTAGATCTTCTTGACCACGTAATTCGTACTAATGCAGGTAATACCGCAACTCAATCTGATCTTACTATAAGTCGTATTGGTGTTAGCACTTACGCATCTATCCCTAACAAGTTAACATCTGGCAGACCAATCCAAGTATTTGTAGAGCGGCTAGCCACGCCTAGAATAAATCTATGGCCTGTCCCTGATACTAGCTATACGTTTGTATATTTTAGAATGAGAAGGATAGAAGATGCTGGTGATGGAGTAGAGACAGCGGATGTTGTTTACCGTTTTCTACCATGTCTGGTAGCGGGTCTGGCATACCATATCTCTATGAAAGTGCCAGAACTTGCAGATAGAATCCAAATGTTAAAAGCCGCGTATGATGAGCAGTATAATTTAGCTGCAGGAGAAGATAGAGAGAAGACCTCTGAACGGTATATACCGAGGATTGCTAGGATCTAATTATGTCAAACAGGTTTGCATCAATAAAGCGAGCGATAGGCGAATGTGATATATGTGGATTTCGCTATAAATTACGTGAGTTGCGTAATATAATAAGAAAAGGTAATAATACTAACCTAAAAGCATGTCCTACTTGCTGGGATTCCGATCATCCACAGTTAAAACTGGGCATGTATCCGGTCAATGATCCACAAGCTATACGGGAACCCAGAGTAGATTTTGTAGGGTATGCAGAGAGCAGAGCGTTTAAATATTCAGGATCACTAGATAAAAAGTTACAGTTTGTAATGAGTGCATCCGTAGGTTCAGTTACAGTAACAACTTCTTAGGCAACACAATGGCAATGACGAGGGCAAACATGGGCAAGCAAACAAGTACAGGCGGATTTCCTGATCTTACTGGGGATAACAAGGTCACACAAGCTGACATTCTCAAAGGTCGTGGAGTGCCGGGGTTTAAAGCAGGTAAGATGGTAAAATCCAAAGGCGCAGCTACAGGCGGTATTAAGATACGCGGTACAGGTGCAGCAACTAAGGGACTTATGGCTCGCGGTCCTATGGGGTAAGTTATGAACTACACTAGTTTAAAGGCAAATGTTGAGGATATCTGTGAACAGACGTTTACAGCGGATCAACACGCGTTATTTGCACAGCAGGCAGAACAGTTAATTTTTAATACTGTTGAGCTACCAGCCATGCGTAATGTTGATAGCGGGTCTTTAACTGCTGGTAACGAGTTTTATACTACACCTGACGGGTATTTATACACTTACAGTTTAGCCATAGTAAACAGTGACACGCAAACTTTCCTATTGAATAAAGACTCTAATTTTTTAAGGGAAGCATATCCCGTGACCACAACTGCTAAACGGGGGCTACCAAAGTTTTATGCTTATCATAGCACTGTGGGTTCTAATGTAAGATTTATGTTTTCTCCAATACCGGATGCTAATTACACATTAGAACACGTATATGCTAAGTACCCTACATCAATAGTCACCGCTGGAGGCACATATCTAGGGGATAACTTCGACACAGCGCTCCTTAATGGTGTACTCATGGAAGCTATACGGTTTATGAAGGGTGAGGCTGATATGGTTGCTATGTATGAAAAACGATATTTGATAGCTATTGGGTTACTACAACGCACTGGAGATGGTAAATTACGACAAGACTACTACCGTTCTGGGCAGAGCCGCACACCGGTAAGTTAAGGATAGATTATGGCTTTAACTCAAACATTGTGTACATCGTTTAAAATAGCTCTTTTAGATGGAGAAATGGATTTTAGTAGCAACACGTCACAAACATTTAAGATTGCTTTATATACATCTAGTGCTACTTTAGATGCTACTACAACTGCGTATGCAACAACTAATGAGGTTAGTGGCACTGGATACACAGCAGGAGGCAATACACTTAGCATAGCTGCAAACCCAGCATCGTCGGGTACTACAGCATTTCTAGACCTTGCCGACACGACTTGGAGTTCTTCCTCTATAACTGCTAGGGGAGCATTAATCTACAAGTCTGCAACAGGTAATCCTGCAATAGCAGTGATTGATTTTGGAGAAGATAAGCAGACAAGTTCTGCAGATTTTGTTATTCAATTTCCAACAGCAGATAAAGCAAACGCTATAATTCGTATAGATTAGTGAGGACTCACAGATGGCAACACAATTTAGTACTTTATTAAAAGTAGCATTACCTACGCAAGGTGAGTTAAGCGGTAGTTGGGGTACTACCATAAACGAAAATATTACCAAGATGGTAGAGGAAGCCATAGCTGGCACCGCAACTATCAATACTTGGAGTGGTAATTCTGCTACATTATCTACAGCTAATGGCACAACAGCAGAATCAAGAAACGCCATACTAAACCTTACAGATACAGGTACGTCCCTATCTGGTGCAGCTACAGTTATTGTCCCTGCCCTCAGTAAAATATTTATTGTAAAGAATGGCACCGCACAAACAGTAACAGTTAAGACAGCATCAGGAACTGGTATCGCTATTACTTCTGGTAGCACTGGGTATGTATACTGTGATGGCACCAATGTTGTTGAAGGTCAGAACTATGTAGCGGGTAACTTTGGAGTTGGTGGCAACCTCACAGTAACAGGCACCACTACGTTTAACGGCGGTACAGTAACTCTTGGTGATGCAAATACTGACAACATTGTGTTTGGCGGCGAGATAGATTCAAACATTATTCCTGATGACGATGGCACGTATGATCTAGGCAGCGCTTCTAAAGAGTGGAAAGACATATACATTGATGGCGTTGCGTATCTAGATGCCATTAACTTTAACGGCACAGCAATTACTGCAACTGCAGCAGAACTTAACATCATGGATGGTGTGACATCTACTGCAGCAGAACTGAATATCTTAGATGGTGTGACATCCACCGCAGCAGAATTAAATATTTTAGATGGTGTGACATCTACCACAGCCGAATTGAATATTTTAGATGGCGTAACCTCTACTGCAGCCGAACTAAATATTATCGACGGGGGAACCTCTGCTACTAGCACTACTGTAGCGGATGCAGACCGTGTTGTACTTAACGATAACGGAACTATGGTACAGGTAGCGGTCACAGACTTAGCTGCTTATTTTGATGACGAGATTACGGCTATGCCAAACCTTGTCACTACTGCTGCGACTACAGTAGGCGCGCTCAACTCTGGTTCTATTACATCTGGCTTTGGTACGATTGATACTGGCTCATCGACCATTACAACAACGGGCCTCATCACAGGCGGCTCACTAGATATTGACGACGTTGTTATCAACGGCTCAACTATTGGTCACACAGACGACACAGACCTGATTACGGTAGCAAGCGGTGTGGTGACTGTAGCTGGTGAACTAGATGCAGTTAGCCTAGACATCTCTGGTGATGCTGACATCGACGGCACCCTAGAAGCAGATGCTATTACAATTGCCGGTGTAACACTAGCCGAAACAATCTCTGATACTGTTGGGGCAATGGTAACTTCCAATACGGAAACAGGCGTTACTGTTACGTATGACGATGCTGACAATACGCTAGACTTTGTTATTGGTACGCTAAACCAAGACACCACAGGTAACGCTGCTACAGCAACAGCCTTAGAAACAGCCCGAACAATTCATGGCGTATCATTTGACGGTAGTGCCAACATTGATTTGTCTGAAGTCATTTCTGACACTGTCGGTGCTATGGTCAGTTCCAATACGGAAACAGGCATTGCTGTTGCTTATCAAGATGCTGATAACACAATCGACTTTACTCTGGGTACAGCACAAACAACGATTGAGTCTGTAAAGAATACAAGTCTTGTTATTGGCAGAGATGACGACAACCTAATTAAGTTTAGCACAGACAACCAGATTATCTTTGAAGTGTCTGGTGGTGACAACGTAATATTCAAGGCTAGTGGTGAGATTGAGGCTAGTAGCCTAGACATCAGTGGCAACGTTGACATCGACGGTACTCTTGAGACTGACGCACTTTCGATTGCTAGTACGGCAATTACTGCGACTGCAGCAGAACTAAATATCTTAGACGGTGTAACATCTACTGCAACAGAACTAAATATCTTAGACGGTGTAACATCAACAACCGCAGAACTTAATGTTCTAGATGGCATTACTGCAGTAGTAGGCGAACTAAATGCTCTTGATCTAGGTTCAACAGCGGTTGGCACTGCGGTAGCATCTAAGGCTATGATACTTGATTCCAACAAGGACTATACAGGGGTCAGGAACTTTACTCTTACTGGCAATCTAACTATTCCTGATGATGGTTTATTTGCAGCTACTAACACTTCAGGTAACCTGCTTGTAGCAGATGGTACAAATTTTAATTCTATAGCAGTAAGTAGCCTATCTGAAATATCTACCGTTGCTAGTGGCGATGTTTTCTTAGCCATAGATGCTTCAGGCGGCGGGCTAAAGAAGATAACACGTAGCACCATTGTATCTGGGCTAGCTACTTCTAGTGGTCTATCTAACGTAGTTGAGGATGATTCTCCGCAGTTGGGGGGCAACCTCGATATGAACGGAGCGGATATTGTTACGACATCCAACGCCACAATTGACTTGGCTCCTAATGGCACAGGCACTGTGGTTGTGCGAGGTAATACCAACTCCGGCGCTATTGTATTCAACTGTGAGTCGAACTCTCATGGGCAGAAAGTTATAGCCCAGCCTCACAGTGCGGGTGTAACAAACACTCTGTTGCTTCCGGCAGGAGCAAACTCAACCCTCGTTTCTCTCGTATCTACAGACACACTAACAAACAAGACTTTAACATCTCCTAAGATTAATGAAGATGTAGCAGTAACTTCAACAGCTACGGAACTAAATCTTCTAGATGGTGTAACGGCCACCACTGCAGAACTTAACATCCTTGATGGTGTGACATCTACAGCAGCGGAACTAAATATTTTAGATGGTGTGACATCTACTGCAGCAGAACTAAATATCTTAGACGGTGTTACAAGCACAGCGGCTGAACTAAATGCCCTAGATGGTATAACTGCTGTAGTTGGAGAACTTAATGCACTAGATTTGGGGTCAACTGCAGTTGGCACTGCGATAGCATCTAAGGCTGTTATTCTAGATTCAAACAAAGATTACACAGGCATACGTAATTTTAGTATTACAGGTAATCTATCTGTAGGTGGCACTACTACTGTAGTAGATACAGTAACAATGAACGCTCAAAACGCTGTTCTTTTTGAAGGTGCTACTGCTGATGCGCACGAGACCACTCTTACCATAGTTGACCCGACAGCAGATCGTACAATTAACTTACCCAACCAGTCGGGTACAGTTGCTGTGTTAGCTGCAGCAAGCAACACGGCTATTACCTCTACACCTGAAGAACTTAACATACTTGATGGTGTGACATCCACAGCAGCGGAATTAAATATTTTAGATGGTGTGACATCTACTGCAGCAGAACTGAATATCTTAGATGGTGTGACATCTACAGCAGCGGAACTAAATATCTTAGACGGTGTTACAAGCACAGCAGCAGAACTCAATGCCCTAGATGGCATCACTGCGGTGGTTGGAGAGCTTAACGCTCTTGATTTGGGATCAACTGCAGTTGGCACTGCGATAGCATCTAAAGCCATGATACTTGACTCCAACAAAGACTATACTGGGGTCAGGAATTTTACTCTAAGTGGTGAGCTAGACGCAGGTTCGCTAGATGTATCAGGGAATGCTGACATTGATGGGACACTTGAAGCTGACGCTATCACAGTTAATGGCACCGCACTAGCTACAGTTATAGCAGGTACAACAGTAACCAACGCTACAAATTCTGCTCACGTCCTAGTAACCGATAATGAAAATACAAACGAAGAAAACTTAATTACTTTTGTAGAGGGCGCAACTTCTAGCACAGGTAATGTTGGTCTAGAGATGGATGGCAACTTTGCTTACAATCCAAGCACAGGAACAGTTACTGCTACCATATTCAAGGGTAACATAGATGCTGTAGATGGGGATTTTGACGGTACGTTAGAAGCAGATGCTATTAGTATTGGTGGTACAACTATTACGTCAACTGCGGCAGAACTCAATGCCCTCGACGGTATTACGGCTGTAGTAGGCGAACTTAACGCTCTAGACTTGGGTTCGACAGCGGTTGGCACCGCAATAGCATCGAAGGCTATGATACTTGATTCCAACAAGGACTACACAGGGGTCAGGAACTTTACACTAAGCGGTGAGTTAGATGCAGGCTCATTAGATATTTCTGGAAATGCCGATATTGACGGCACTTTAGAAACTGATGCGCTTTCAATAAACGGCACTGCAGTCACTTCAACAGCGGCAGAACTAAATATTTTAGATGGCGTGACCAGTACGGCAGCAGAACTAAATGCCCTTGACGGTATCACTGCAGTAGTAGGGGAACTTAACGCTCTCGACTTGGGTTCGACAGCGGTTGGTACTGCGATAGCATCTAAGGCTATGATACTTGACTCTAACAAGGACTACACCGGAGTCAGGAACTTTACACTGAGCGGCGAACTTGACGCGGGTTCATTAGACGTTAGTGGTAACGCTGACATTGATGGTACTCTCGAAGCAGATGCTATCACTGTAAACGGTACTGCATTAGCAGAAGTCATCTCCGATACCACTGGTGCCATGTTCTCTAGCAATACAGAGACTGGTATTACAGCTACATATCAGGATGCTGACAATACAATAGACTTGGCTATCGCTGCGGCACAAACAACCATAACGTCGCTTCTTGCTACTGACATCAAGATTGGTGAAGATGACCAGACCAAGATTGATTTTGAAACCGCAAATGAAATCCACTTCTATGCTGCTAACGTCGAACAAGTTTATCTAGGTGACAATATCTTTGGGCCACAGTCTGACAGCGATGTTGACTTAGGCAGCAACTCTGTACGCTGGAAAGACGCTTACGTTGATAGCGCGACAGTTACCGGCGATGTTGCGGTGGGTGATGACATTACCGTAGCTGGCAGGGCCGTTGGAACTATGACCACAGATAATGATGGTAGTTTTGACTTAGCTGTAAGTAACGATTTTAAATGCACACCAACCGGAAACTTTACTTTGACATTCACTAACGGAGATGTAGGTCAATCTGGCA